CATTCTCTTGCTAAAGCTCCTCTTCTATCTCTTTCCTCTTTACCCATGTTATAAACTTCTTCTAAAGCTTTTGCTACGTCTTCTGGTTTACATCTATCATCGAAGATATAAGGAGTCGGAACTGAGCCAACCATTGAAATGTTTGAAGGGAATACAGGGACTGCCCATTCTCCACACTCCTTATATGTTCCTCTATGATTAGAAGGGAAGTCAGGAGTAAAGTCAATCCACTTACCATTCTCGTCTGTAAATCTCATCTGATCTTGCATACCGCCTGTTACGTTAGCAATAATCATTTTTCCTGCCATCATAGTTTCTGTTAGAGATAATCCCCATCCTTCGTTAGAAGTGATAAGCATTCCAACATCTGCTATATTATAAAGTAAGTTCATATGCGGAGTGTCTAATCTCTCTTGTGAGAAGAATACATTTACATAACTGTCATCACAGATAGCTTCTCTTACTGCATAAAGATCTGTACCATTTTCATCCACAGCTTGTGTATGCATTACAAGAGCACATTTCTTAGCTTTCTCTTCTCCGATTAAATCACAGAACATTCTATAAGAAAGAATTACATCTCCTGGAGATTTTCTTCTGATGTTCCTAGAATTAAAGAATGCTACGAATTCGATATCTTTTCCTTGAAATAGATTCTTTTTAAACTCATCTAAGTTTTTAATATCCTCTACTGAGGTCATTGGAAAGAAGTGTTCGTGGTTTATTCCATGAGGTACGTATCTAGTTATTTTACCCTTAACAGCATCTCCTAAAACTATTTCATTAATATTTTTAGTTTGTTTTGAGATTGCCATTAATAAATCACATGACTCGTAGTAAGGTCTGTTGTACAAAGGTGCTGGATAGTCATCCCAAATGTTTAAGTACATCAAAGGAATTTCATTTCTAATCTCTCTTTCTATTTCAAACAACCAAGTCCAGTATCTTGGATCAGTAAAGATGAAAATAGCGTCTGGTTTTTCTTGAGCGATTAAACCTCTTATTTGCATTGCTTCACCATAGCCGTTGTTAGGGAGTACCTTTACATCAGCATCTTCTATACCGTTTAACTTATTTATCTCAGCTGATATATCAAATGCTTTACCTACTTCTGGATGATTGATGGCTGCTGCTAGATTAACCCAGTTGAAATGATGAGCTGTTCCTACAACAATCTCTCTGGCCATAGTTGCGATACCGGAATGCATCCTAATATCATCGCATAACAAAAGAATCTTTTTACGATCCTCTTTCTTAACATAACGAAATTTTTCTTTCATGTAACTATTTTAATTTAATATTTGTCTGTGTGTGAAGCTTTTGTTTAAACCCCTCTTCTGTAAGATAGAGAAAAATTGCTCTGTCTACAAGCTTCTGTAGAGAAAATTTATGCCTTACGCATTGCTCTTTAAATTCCTGTAGAAGATCTTCTTCTACTTTAACCGATGTTAATTTTTTAGTGTTCATTGTTTATATAATTATATGTATATATAAATATACCCTTATCCTAAAACACCTGCATGGCAATGCTCTGTTCCTTTAAATTCACAAAACATACAGTTTGACTTAGAAGGAGTCTTGTCATACTCTTTATCAATATACTGTCCATGACTATCAAAGGCATCGTTAATAAACTTAGAAAGTGCTGTAGTAGCTTGACCTCTCTTAATCTTTCCTGAAGGAGGAATAAATTCTTGAACTCTTCTTCCCATTACTGCAAATTCTGGATTGGCAGGAACCTTTCTCTTAACAATAAAGTACTTTACATCTACCTTATCAACATCTATACCGAATTGTCTTGCTAAAAATTCTTTGTAGAGTAGTAACTGTGCTAACTTCTTATCATCCTTCTTTGCATAGTCATTCCATCCTGAGGTTGATGTTTTGATATCTAAAATAATATACTTATCATCTTGCTCATCATAAAGTACAATATCGATATACCCTTTGAAGAAAACATTCTCAGCTATCTTATGTACTAGTGGAATTTCTACTCCAACCAGCTTATAGTACTTGGTACCGAAGTAAACAGAGCGTTTCTTACGAACGTATTGTAGTATTTCAACTCCATCATTATGAAACTCAGAAAGCTCTTGAGAGGTAGAGAAATGTTTTCCATACTTCTCTTTCTCTTCAGCATAGATACTAAAGATTTTTTCCTGTAACATCTGTTTGAAGTCCATTTCATTTGACTTCTTTACTGTACCTTCATAGAGTTCTGTTAACCATTCCTGCATTACTTCGTGTACTGCTGTACCAAAGACTGTATGAATGGAAGGTTTATACTCTTGTAATCCTTTAACATACTTTAATGCCCATTGGTGCGGGCAAGTATTGTATGATAGAGTTTGACTATATGAAATTGATTTTTGAAAGGAATAATCTATATCAGGCTTACAGAAGTCTTTTATCAGGCTTACCTGCTTAAGAACTTTTTTTGCCATCTTTTAAGTTTTTGATTTCTCTTTCCAAATACCATAAAGCTTTTTCAAGCTCTTGGACTGTAGCATCTTTCTTTCCAGCTCTGGCAATATACTTAACGGTATTACCTAAACAGAATCCTAAGTTCCAGGCTTCGATAACTTTTATGGCTTCGTATGGATTATCCTTTCCTCCGTAATGTTTAGGATGGTTGACTAATTCTTTTTTGAATTCTTCTTTATCAATAGTAAAGGTTGCTTCTCTATCGTTCATAATAACATTTTTATATAACTATAATATATGAAAAAAGGCCTGTAAAAACAAGCCTTAATTTATTTATTTTACAAAAAATACTGTTGTGGATAAACTCACAAAAGCTAGTACCTTATACCAGAAGGTTTTATTCCTTTGACTTTTTAATTCTTTCTTTAAATCATCAGTCATGCCTTTATATTCTCCAATTTGAACATCTTTCTGACCAATAATGAATTGATTGTTTTTGTCTTTAACAGTTAGAAAATTAATGATAGTATCTTTCTGTACTTCTCTTTCTTGTAATTTAATTACTTTATCTTGAGTAAGTTTTAATTCTAACTTACATCCATCATATTTAATTAAATCTTTTGCTGCTAGTCTTACTACCTTAGTTGGTAGTGTTACCTTGGTTGTATCTGTTTGTGAAAAAGAATTCAAGCTCAGCGTTAGAAAACTTATCAACAGTATTAATTTTTTCATCTGTTTGTTTTTTTACAATTGTTATGGTATTATCTATGTGATGTATTTCTTTTGTAATAGAAACTACATTTTCTTTTACTGAATCGATTTTAACATCGATTTGTTTATTAATTACTTGTGCTGAATCTATTTTGGTCTGTACTGAGTCGATTCTCATTTCGTAACCTTTTACATCAGTTCTAATACTGTTTGTAGTAAAAATGTTATAACCTAATAGTGCAATAACAATTAATATAAGAATGTTTTGTTTATTTAGCAACATCTCTATCTCCTTTGTGTTTATCTAACTTATCCAATATCTGAGTAAGTAATTCGTTTTTTACCACACCTACCATTGAGGCATTTTTTAGAATAGAAATTAACTGGAACACTAGGAAGGGAGCCATAATTGTCTCGCTTAACCAACCTGTTCCAGTGAATCCTTTTTCTATTGTTAATATAGCTGAAAGCATTACTACCCAAAATACAAATGTTCTTAGTACACTTAATGCTTTATAAGTTCTGAATCCTTCTCTTTTAACTCCAGCCCATACACCAAAGAACCCGTCAGCAAATATTACAAATGCTACTGAAAGGTATTGTTCGATGTTTTCTGCTGTTAGATTCATAAAGTATGAACCTATAAATGCGCATGCTGTTGTCAATGATAATGTAATTAAAAGTGAAGTCTTCATCTTATAGTTTACTATTTAACGTATTCGTAGTACTTTTTAGTTTTTTGATTTCTGTCTTCTAACCCGTGAGTACCACCGTTAATTCTTTTCGTAAGAGCTAATATGGCTGCATCGTTAATTCCTTTGTCGCATATCTCCCACAATTTGTTTTTGTCAAAGAAGAACATTGCTGATTCAAAAGAATAAGTCGTTGCTACTAGATCTGGATTAGTCATAATTTCTGGTTTGTTTAAATACTTAGCAAATGCTGCGTAGTTATCTTTACCAGTTAATTGAAGAGCACCTCTTCCTCTAAATTTAAAACCATCTCCTGATTTTTCATCTCCGTTACCCATTCTTGATGCGTAAACTCTATTGGCAATCTTTTCAGGATTTCTAGCGTAAGACTCTTCTAAGTTACCTGGAAAGTATTTTCCAAAGATACCTTGAAGT